CCAGGTGAGTTTAGAGATGTAGATGCACCGGGTGGTAACATCAAAGATCAATTTCAATTTTTACCATTCAAAGGACCAGACCCAACTCTTTATCAACTTCTACAATTCTGCGTAGATTCTGGAAGAAGATTTGCATCAATAGCTGATATGAAAATGGCAGATATGAATACACAAGCTCCTGTAGGTACAACTATGGCGGTCCTTGAACGAGGGTCAAAAGTCATGTCCGCAATTCACAAAAGATGCTATTACTCAATGGGTCAAGAATTTAAAATGTTGGCTGGGGTAATTGCAGAATCATTACCTGTTGAATATCCATACGATGTCGTAGGAGCGAGTAGGCTAATTAAACAATCTGACTTTGATGACAGAGTAGATATACTTCCTGTAGCAGATCCCGATATCTATTCAATGACACAAAGAATTCAAATAGCACAAGCATCTTTAACACTTGCTCAATCTAATCCTCAAATGCATGACATACACGAGGCTTACAAAAGAATGTACCAAGCTCTAGGTGTTAAAAATGTTTCAGGTATTTTAAAACCACCACCAGGGCCTCCAAGACCTTTGGATCCTGCAACCGAGAATACTGGAGCTTTACAGATGGTTATTCCTAAAGCATTTCCACAACAAGACCACAATGCACACATTGCAGCCCACATGTCATTCATGACATCAAGAATGGTACAAATAAATCCACAAATTTATGGTCTATTACAGGGTCATTTGATGGAACACATATCACTGCAGGTTAAACAAGAGGTGTTAGCCATGTTTCAACAGAACCAAAGCATGGCACAATTACAACAAACGGATGAAGAAGCCTTTTCAATAGAGTTTGAAGCTGAAGTTGCACGAAGAATTGCTCAGAAAATACAAGAATTAGTGACAATGGAACAACAATTTCAGTCACAGCAGAATCAAGACCCACTTTTAGCACTAAAAACACGTGAATTAGACCTTAAAGCCATGGATATTCAACGAAAAGCACAAGAAGAAGCAGCAAAAATGGAATTTGAGGCCAACAAATTCTCTGCACAACAGACTTTAGGGGAAGACAAGTTGAATTTGAACGAAGAATTAGGTAAAAAGAGATTAGAACTACAAGAAGAAAAACTAAATCAGGAGAAAAAAGATGCCACGTAGACAAAAATTTCCAGATATATCTAGACGTAGAAGATTTGGACCTAAAACAGACGATAAAAAGAAAAAAAAGAAATCAGGACCTGGATTTGAAAGAAAATACCCAGGACCAGCTAGTCCTTTTAATCCTGTAGAGGTTTATGAAGTCAAATCTGGTGGCATGGCAGGTAAAAAATCAGGACCACCACCAAAAAGTGGACCAACACCTCATGGTATGAAGCGTGGAGGTATTGCAACGGGTTGCGGTAAAGTCATGGGAGACAGACGAAAAGTTACAAAATATTTCTAATGAGAAAAAAAGTTAAAAAAGTAATAAAAGGTTTAGAAAAAGCATCTAAGACACATGCTAAACAAGCTAAAGTTTTAAAAAGCGGATTAAAAGTTTTTAAAGCTAGAGGTGGAATGGATGCAAGTCGAGCAGATTTTAAATCGCCAGGTAGTAGTGTATCTGGAGCATCGAGAGGTCCTGCGGGAGGAGCATCTGCTGGCGGAAATTATGGTGGTAACAGAAATCCTAGTCAAACTTATGGTGGTAGCGGTGGTGGTGGAAATAGACCACCTTCAGGTCCACCAAAAAGAAAAATAGGAGGCCCTGACACTACAAAAGACGTTCCTTACAAATCTAATCCTATGGTAAATCTTGTTGCGGGTGCTGTTATACCAGGAGGAGGATTTTTAGGAGAGGCAGCTCAAAGAAAAGCTTATAAAGATAGGCAAAAATACGCTAGAAAAGAAGGTTTATACAGAGAATATTATATTGGTAATCAATACAAAACAGATCCATCAGCAAGAGTTTTAAAACCAAATTCACCAGAAGGTAAAGCTTTCATAAAAGAGGCAAAACCTGCACCTAAACCAACATTAGGTGGCAGAGATAATGGAGGGGGTACTCCAAGATGTCCTGATGGCACTTTACCACCATGTAAATTAAATATTCCAAAACCTCAAATACCTATGGGTAAAGCAAAAGTACAACCTAAAATGTTTGAATTTAATTTTAATCAGGGTGGCCTAGTTAGAGGAGCAGGAAAAATCTTGAAAGATAGAAACAGAAAGGTTAGAATATTCTAATGTGGTTTCAAGCAATTAAATTAGCAGTATCTGCAGGTAGTAAGATATACGCTAACAAGCAAAAAGCCAAGATGGCAATGTCAGATGCACAATTGCTACACGCAGAGCGTCAAGCTCGAGGTGAGGAAGCTTATCAGGGTAAATTGTTAGAAGCCCGACAGTCAGACTGGAAAGACGAGGCAGTTCTCATAATTCTTAGTTTGCCCGTGTTGGTGCTTGCTTGGGCAGTCATTAGCGATGATCCGTCTGCTATGGAAAAGGTCAAACAATTCTTCGATATGTTCTCGCAACTACCTTCCTGGTTCACAAATTTGTGGATTTTGGTCGTGGCATCAATATACGGCATAAAGGGAACACAAATCTTCCGTAACGGAAAGAAATAGTGGATTACGCTACAATCAAATATATTCAACAAAAGATTCTTAAACCCAAGATCGAGAGTTATACAGAAAAGGTTATAATTGGAGTTGACAACTTCAATGAGTATAAATATATTACAGGACAAATCAGGTCTTTAAAAGATCTGCAGCAAGACCTAACGGACTTGTTTAAAAAACAGGAGCAAAATGACGACGATTATAACGCCAAAGGCGCAGAAGACTGATAATGGTCTTCTAAATGCTTATAAGTCAAAAGAAGAAGTTGAAAAACTTTACTTAGACTCAGAAGCAATAGACAAAAAAACAATCGATAAATTACCCCAACCAACCGGATGGAGACTATTAGTTTTACCATACTCTGGTCCTAAAAAAACCAAAGGTGGATTAGTTTTATCTGACGTAACACAAGACAAAATTCAAATGACCACAGTTTGTGGTTTAGTTTTGAAGATGGGAGATCTTTGTTACAAAGAAGATGAAAAATTTCACGGGAAACCATGGTGTAAAGAAGGTGATTGGATAATTTTCGGAAGATACGCGGGTAGCCGTTTTAAGATAGAAGGCGGTGAAGTGCGTATTTTAAACGATGATGAAATCATCGCAACAATCAGTAATCCAGAGGATATACTGCACGCATACTAGGAGCTAAATATGTCACAAGAACAACTAAAACCCTCGCAACAAGAAGTAGAATTAGATACTGATGGTGTTGAGGCTAAAGAAGTTTCTTACGAGGTGAAAGAGCCAGAGAAGAAGCTAACACTACCAAATGATGAAGTAATTCCTGAAGGCACAGCTGTCAATGAACACAAAGATGATAAAATTGAAGTTGTAGAAGCTAAGGAAGAATCTAAAGAAGATAAACCTGAAGAGAAAGAAAATCTTCAAGATTATGGAAAAAAAGTTCAAGGTAGAATCAATGATTTAACTAAGAACTGGAGAGAATCACAGCGAAGAGAAAAAGCTGCGATGCAATATGCAAAAGGTCTACAAAAACAAATGGACGATATGCAGAAAAGATTTCCTAAACTTGAAGAAAATTATCTTACAGAGTTTGAAGCAAGAATTAAATCTGATGAAGCTGATGCAACTAGAGAATTGCAATCAGCTATTGAAGCTCAGGACGCCACAGCTATAGCTAAGGCTAATCAAAAACTGGTTACAGCTAATATCGAAAAAGAAAGATTGGCTAATACTAAGTTTATGAGAGAACAGGAAGCTGAAAAACAAAAGGAGGCTCCTGCACCTCAACAACCTGATATTCAAGCGTCTCCAAAGTCTAAAGAATGGGCTGAAAAGAACAAAGAATGGTTTTTACAAGATCAAGTCATGACCTCTGCTGCTTTTGAAATAGACAAACAAATTAAAGCTGAGGGTATTGCAGGAGACAGCGATCAGTATTATAATGAATTAGATAATCGAATTAGAGAATACTTTCCTAGTCGATTTTCTGATCCTCAAGAGGCTAAACCCACTGAGGATGTAAAACAGGAGCAAAAGAAACCCGTCCAAACTGTTGCACCTGCTGTTAGAAACCAAAACGGACGCAGGACTGTGAAACTCACCAAATCACAGTTGGTAATTTCTAAAAGATTAGGGGTGCCACCTGAAGAATACGCGAAATACGTGAAGTAAAGGAGAAAATTATGGATAAAATAAAAAAAGTTTCGCGCGAGTCAGAGCTGAAATCTAAAGATATTAGAAGCAAGCCCTGGACTCCACCATCAAGTCTAGATGCGCCTCCGCCACCAAATGGTTTTTGCCATAGATGGTTGAGAGAAAGCACGCAGGGTTACGAAGACACTGGAAACATGTCTAAGAAACTCAGAGAGGGTTGGGAGCTTGTTAGAGCCGATGAGTTAGAAAAACAAATTGGACCTAATGATTACCCAGTCATCAGTAGCGGCAAACACGAAGGCGTAGTTGGGGTTGGAGGCCTATTGTTGGCTAGGATACCGGAAGAAATCGTTGTATCGCGAAAAGAATACTTCAATACGAAGACTAAAGGCCAAATGGACGCGGTAGATAATGATTTAATGAAGGAACAACGACCAGAGATGCCTATCAATATTGAAAGGCAATCTCGAGTAACCTTCGGAAGTGGAACTAAAAAATAATTTTTAGTAACTACCAAGGGGTTATTAAACATAAACTAACAAACT